TTGTAAGCTCCCTCACCATGCAGGAATATCTCGCGGAGGGCCGAACTGGCCGCCGCGACATCCCTGCTTCTCGCCTCAGCGGCAGGAATGCCAACTGAGTAGCACATGGACCTGGCGATGGATTCCATGGCTAGTGGCGCAAACCAGAAGTCCCCCCTGGGAGTGCTCGTCCACTTGAAAGACCTTTTCAGGTAGTCAATCTCCTCGATGGTTTGCGCTACTGGGGGTCCTCTCTTGTCAGAAGATGTCAGGTCGTATCCTCCCTCAGCGAAGTTCCTAACAAGGACCTCCCCTGTGAGGAGGTCATACTCAGGGGCCACACTCTGATTCGAGTCATCCCCTGTCGCGGTGTGCCTCACTACCCTGCATGGGTGGACGCCCGGGTAGACTGACAGGCTAGAGTAGTAAGTCATGAGCCCGATCACAACACAATTAAACACAATTGTGTCCGATCTCCCAGACCCAAGGGTCCTGCTACACAGAACCCAGTTTCCTTCGAGCAGAATCAAAAACCTGCTTGCCTTAAAGAGGATACGGCTCAGCGACCTCTGGGCCGCAGGGGTGTAGCCTAACCTAGCGGAGACCTGAACCATGAATTCAACATAGTGGGCGATCATCACGCTATGGCGCATGTCGTAAGCAGACTGATCGCCTGCGTAGATACGACGAACCCCAGCGTCCCCCTTGAGGAACTCGGCCAACTCGCCCCATGCGGGGCTTGCTGCGTTAAGGGTAACCACAACACCCGTGGCGTAAGGGTGCATCATCAAGTGTTGCATAATGGGGAGCGCATACCTCCTCATGAGGTGGTTGACCGTCCAATCTTGGACATAGAAGAGGCGACCCTTCCCGGCCTTCGCCTTGCTCTCCGGGTACACTTCGTCTTTGAGGGCTCCCTGGCAAATGGAGAGGCTCAAGGGTGTGTCCCCCTCAATCTCCTCAGTCATGGCCGATATCGCCTTCAGGACTTCCTCATGGACAGTCCAGGACTCACCTTTCTGGACAAAGGCGTTCTTCTTGGTCACTCCCCTCATACGCAGCACGGGTCCCATAGACTTGTCGTTGTCTCTGGGGGACACTAAAACGCTGAGGGGAGAACCCTCTATAGCGATAGCATCGCTGAGAGGTTCCAGAGGTTTATCCGCGAGCGGTACCCTCTCGACCAGCAATCGAACTGCGTACGCCATTCTCTTCTGGTCCAGAAAAGCCACTGATGACGAGTGGCGATAGCGATTGATAAAAGGACCAACCCACTTGCCGTCCACCAGTTTAGCTTTCCCCCCATAGGGAGCCCCGTAAGGCTCACTTAGGAGGTGCTTGAAATGCTCGTGCACGGTTGACTCTCGCACGGAAAAGGAGGGTTTGTCCTTGAAGCGGAGATGACACACAGGAAAGTGGTCGTTCGTCCGAATCTCTGGTTCCTCCTTAATGGCCCAAGCAAGGTCGGACTGGGGGTGAGGACCCTTCGCCAAGCCACTCATCTGTTCAGCCACGACGCCCGGGACCTCATTTGAGAAGAGTTCAGTACGAAA